ATGAATTACCTGCACTATAAGGAGAATAAGTATGAAAGCAGTTGTATGGAGTAAAGATCAATGCCCTTATTGCGTACAAGCAAAAGCATTATTAGAAAGTAGAGGTATTGAGTATGAAGAAAGAAATATCATGCACGGTACTTATACAAAAGAACAATTATTAGAAGCAGTACCAACTGCCCGTACATTACCGCAAATCTTTTTGGATGAAAAGTATGTAGGTGGATTTACAGAACTTAGAAATATATTAACAGAAAGCAATTAATGAAATTTGAAATTAATACCGTATATACAGTAAAATTAAATAGTGGTGAAGAGCTTATCACTAAAGTAGTAGAAATCAATGATGGATATATCACTATTAGTGAACCAGTAAGTGTTGCACCAAGTCAGCAAGGTATTGGTTTAGTTCCTAGTATGTTTACCGCAGATCCCGACAAATCTGTGGTACTAAATACTAATAGTATTGCTTTTTATGCACCTACAGAAGATGGTGTAAAAATGAAATATATACAAGCAACAACTGGAATTACAGTTCCAGATAAAAAAATTATATTAGGATAATATGCCAGGATTAAGCAGAAAAGGTGATAAGAATCAATTAGGTGGTGCAATTGTACGTGGGGCAAATACTGTATTGTGTAACGGCATAGCAGTAGGATTACATACAAGTAGTATAACTGAACATGCACCATATGGACCACCACACCCACCTCATAAGTCATCAACCACTACTCAAGGTAGCCCTACAGTCTTTGCTGAAGGTGCTCCTGTACTTAGAATAGGTTCAGGCAATAGTTGCGGGCATAGTATTGTTGGAGGAAGTAAGGACGTGTTTGTACCATGAGTTTAACAGGAAATTATACACCAGTTAACTTAAACTGTTTAGGATCACTAATTAAGAATAGTGGTTTGAATATTAACCCATCTACTGAAAACACAGTAGGATTATTTGTGGGCACAGATATAGTAAATGCAGCTTATTATCCAGGAACATTAATGGGTGATAGTATAAGTTTTGATACTGTACTAGGTCCTGAATTAGTATCTGTGCCTGTTCCTGCGGTTGCTACTGCATACGGTGTACCTAGTATCACTATACTAGCACCTTCTTTTCCTACAGGTGTTACAGGTCCTATATTCAAAGTTACAGGGGTGCCCGGCGAAAAGATTTTAATAAATCAATATAGAATGTTACCTAGTAAAGACGTAAATCCATTGGCACTCGCATTAGGTCTTCAAGTATCTAAATCAAATGGGTCATACACAGAAGTACACCATGATTATTTTACTATAGGTTCTGACGGAACTTATACATATAAAGCACAGTCTAATACTTATAGTGCGTTTGGAACTTACTATATAGCAGTAAAATGGTATGCTAGTCCGGGAATTAGGGATCAACCTATACAAATTGCAACAGATTCAAAAGGTTTATTTTTTAATGGAGCTGACTTTGGTCCTGTCACTACACTTTCCAAAGTTCTCGGAATAGGGAATTTACCGAATACTCAAAATGCAATTAATCGTACAATAAATAAACCAATCATAATTGGTGGAATTTCTACCGACGGGTCACAACTACCTGGAGGCTCTATCACAACCAATGTTGTATCACAAGTTACATTGCCCAACTTTTTAACTAAACTACCTGCAATATTTAATTATGCATTTGAATTAGCATATCCTACCATTGGTATAGGGGCAGTCAAACAAGGTAGAACATATATTATTAAATCATTAGGTGATAACATAGGATATGGGCCTCAGGCTAAATCTGATTTTACAGCCTTAGGTGCAAGTGCAAATGTAGTAGGTACACAATTTATAGCAAATACAACCCCCACTGATACTACTAATATATTCGGATACGGCACAGTATACAATATTAATCCTGACACAACTAATTCAGATCCTTCCAAAAGAGAACAAGGTGGTCTTATTACAAAAGACACATACAACAGATTGATTACTATGGGTGCAGGATTTTGTGAATTGTTAGGTAATAGTGTCCCCGCAAATGCATACTCTAGAACAGTTCCACTTGTTGAAACAAAATATGGATTTTTAGGGCAATTTGCTATTCAAGCATGGAAAGAATTTTACATTAACAATGGATCATATAGTGATTTCTTAAACACATTTAATACATGTATGAGTACTAGAGATCAGAATAATAAAGTTATTGATAGTTTTACTGCTAGCTTGACTTACTTAGATGGTATCTATAGTAACATGAATGACTTGATAACAGGTGATATCACCGGTGTAAATTCAAGCACATTCTTTTGGGGACAAGATATCATAGCAAGTGGTCGTGCAATAGATTTATTAACAATAGATAGATTTGGAGATCCGGAACTCTTATTAAGAACATTGAATAAGAATAAAGCAATTACACCTGCACTTAATCTTGCATTATTGTCAGCAGGATTAAGTGCAACTGAAGTAAGCAATATACTTACCGGTGTTACACCAACAAATCAGCAACGCAAATATATGTACAATGCGTTCAATTTAATCATTGGTGTTGATTTGAATGATGTATTATTACCTATCAATTGTCAAACAAAAGGATTAAAATCACTTGCAGATTTACTTGATCCTAAAATGTTATTTCCTACTAGCTATAGTAGTTTAACTTTCCCAAGATACAACACACAAAAATTACCAACAAATAGTAAAACATATTTCCTATTATATAGTACTGATGGCAGGGTAAATGTACAACCTAATATAAGTTACGGCAATCGTTTAATAACTTACTTGCCACCTGACGTTGCATATGCATGTGATGCATTTAGTGAAGCCATGATGCAGATTAAAAACATCAAAGCTATGGACATAGAAAAGTTTGGGCAAGTTGTTAGTAATTTAGAAAATGTAAATGGATTGAATGTTAATGGTACTAATATTCCAACTGATATTGCAACAGTTAAAGCTGCACTTGCATCAGTTGCAAAAGGATCTGATATTGATAACAAATACAATATGAAAGACTTTTTTGGTTGCATGACTAATTTTTATCCTTTTGATAAATTAGATGCAGCTATTAAAGAATTAACAAAATTTGATCTAACACCATTGACTCAATATTATGATCAAATGTTCAATGTACTATCCAGTGGCTCTACAAATCCTGCTGATTATACTACGTTACCTGGTCTAATTACATATGCTAACGAAGTTATACAAACATTATATTTCAACGCTGCCAATACAAATAATATAAACTTACCACCTACAGTAACCCCTGGCACACCCGGGTTATTTGTTTTACGCTCTAATGTAGGATTAGGTGAAACATATAATACTGTTTATAACAATGGGCTTGGCATGGCACAAGATAGCACTAGTGGAACTGGTGGAACTACTGATATAGGTACTAAAACTGATACTAGAGCATTTTTTATTATATCAAGTGATAATCTTTCTTATAATGTTAATCTTGCAACAATGATTAATAATTCTTATCCACATGGTAAAAATTATCAAGTTAACGATACAATTACTTTTCTTGGTACTAGATTTGGTGGTGCAACACCTGCCAATGACTTAGTAATTACCGTAACAGAGGTTAGTAATGGTGTTGACACTGGTGACGGGGTAATAGGTTCAATAATTAATTTCACAGTTACTGGAACACCTGGTTTACCAGTAAAAGATCAATATGTCATTGAATTAACTGGTACTGCTGGAGAATCAGTTGCTTTATATATTTTTTATGAAGTACCAAATTTTACAAATTCAGGTTCAGATATAATTCCCTATCTTGGACTTGTAAATGGTGAGATGACATTTGCATATGACGTGACCATGAACCCGGCAAACGCACAAAAAGCAGTAATGCATATTACTATAGGATCTGATGGTACTTACAAATATTTTACACCATTCCCTGTAGAATATGAAGGAACATATTGGATAATGGCATATTGGGACAGACAATCAGGTGGTAGAACTATACCAGTAGTTATTACAACAAGTGCCGGTGACAATTTCTTTTCTTATCTACCTACATCAATATATACCACATCAACAAAAACAAGATTAAATAAACCAAT